GGAGTTCACGCCGGGTAAAGGCCAAGACAAAGTTGCCCGTCTTAACGCAGTCTCAGACATAATTGCGTCTGGGAAAGTATGGGTGCCAAACACTAGGTGGGCTGAAGAATTGGTAGACGAGATTGCTGAATTCCCATCAGGCGAACACGATGACTTGGTGGACGCAACAACTCTGGCACTCATGAGATTTAGACAAGGTGGGTTCCTGCGCTTACCAAGCGATGAGCCTGAAGACATTCGGTATTTCAAAGGTCACCGCGCCGAGCGGTACTACACAGTGTAAGGACACATCATGGCAATCAGTAAAGGCTTATACGCAGCACCCCAAGGGTTTGAAGAACTCATGCCAGAGGGCGCACCCGACATCGAGATTGAGATCGAAGACCCCGAGGAAGTGAACATTGGTCTGGGCGACATCGAGATCGACTTGAAACCACAAAAAGAGACGGCTGATACGTTCGATGCCAACCTCGCTGAGTACATGGACGACGCTGAGTTGGACTCGCTGGGCAAGGACTTGGTTGAGGACTTTGGCAAAGACATCAACGACCGCAAAGATTGGATACGTACCTACGTCGATGGCCTGAAGTTGTTGGGCTTGCAGTACGAGGAGCGGACAGAACCTTGGCAGGGCGCGTGTGGTGTGTTCCACCCAATGCTCACAGAGTCCGTAGTTAGGTTCCAGAGTGAAGCAATGATGGAGACGTTCCCAGCGATGGGGCCTGTGAAGACGCAGATCGTTGGCGCGGTTGACTTGCTGCGTGAAGAAGCTGCCGCTCGCGTGCGCGAAGACATGAACTACCAACTGACCGAGGTGATGGTTGAGTACCGCCCAGAACACGAGAAGATGTTGTGGTCGTTGCCACTGGCGGGTTCAGCGTTCAAGAAGGTGTACTACGACCCAAGCAAGGGTCGCCAAGTGGCTGTGTTCATCCCAGCCGAAGACATCGTCGTGCCGTATGGCGCAAGCAATCTTGAGTCAGCAGAGCGTGTTACTCACGTGATGCGCAAGACTGAGAATGAGGTCAAGAAGTTGCAGGAAGCTGGCTTCTATATCGACGTGGACTTGGGTGAACCCACGCATGAGTTGGACGACATCGAGAAGCAGAAGGCTGAAGAGAGCGGCATGTCAGCACTAAATGATGACCGCTTCCGGTTTCTTGAGATGCACGTTGACTTGGACTTGTCTGGGTTTGAGCACACTGACAAGAAAGGTAAGGAGACGGGTATCGCGCTACCATACGTAGTGACAGTTGAGAAGGGCACACGCAAGGTCTTGGCCATCAGAAGGAATTGGTACGAAGATGATGAACTCCACACCAAACGACAGCACTTCGTTCACTACCAATACATCCCCGGTTTTGGCTTCTATGGTTACGGTCTTATCCACCTTATCGGCGGCTACGCGAAGAGCGCAACGATGCTCATCCGTCAACTCGTGGATGCGGGAACACTCTCGAATTTACCCGGTGGCCTCAAGTCTCGTGGTCTCCGCATCAAAGGCGACGATACACCTATCCAGCCCGGAGAGTTCCGAGACGTAGACGTCCCAAGTGGCTCAATCAGAGACAACATCCTGCCCCTGCCATACAAGGAGCCAAGTCAGGTTCTGTTTGCTCTGTTCCAGAACATAGTTCAAGAAGGCCGTGCGTTCGCATCAAGCGGCGACATGAACGTGTCTGATATGAGTACCAACGCCCCAGTAGGTACAACACTAGCTCTGTTGGAGCGCACACTCAAGGTGATGACGGCTGTTCAAGCCCGTCTGCACTACACGATGAAGCAAGAGTTCCGCTTGCTCAAAACTATCATCGCTGACTACACCCCCGAGGAGTATGACTATGAACCTGAAGAGGCTGGCCGCAAAGCCAAGAAATCGGACTATGACAGCACAGATGTTATTCCTGTCAGTGACCCAAATGCAGCAACGATGGCACAAAAGATTGTGCAGTATCAGGCTGTTCTTCAGTTGGCTCAGTCTGCACCACAACTCTATAACTTACCTCTGTTGCATCGCCAGATGATTGAGGTGCTTGGCATCAAGAACGCCAGCAAGTTAGTGCCGGTGGAAGATGACCAAACGCCAACCGACCCAGTGCAGGAGAACCAGAACCTCCTCATCATGAAACCAGTCAAGGCGTTCATCGAGCAGAACCACGAGGCGCACATCCAAGCGCACATGGCGGCGATCCAGAATCCAAAGATTGTGCAGTTGATGCAGATGAACCCGCAAGCTCAAGCGATCATGGCAGCAGCTATGGCCCACATCAACGAGCACATTGCGTTCGAGTATCGCAAGCAGGTAGAGATGGCCATCGGTATGCCGTTGCCAAACGAGGAGCAGAACAAGCAGGTTCCTCCAGAGTTGGCCGATCAGATTGCCATGATGACTGCGAAAGCGTCACAACAGTTGACCCAACAAGCTCAACAACAGGCGCAACAACAGCAGAACCAGCAGAAGATGCAAGACCCGATTGTTCAGATGCAGATGCAAGAACTTCAACTCAAGCAACAAGACTTGCAGTTGAAAGCGCAGAAGCAACAGATCGACGCTGCGACCAAAGCCGACCAGTTGGAGATCGAGAAGTCTCGTATCGAGGCGCAAAAAGAAATCGCGGCCATGCAGGTGGGAGCCACCGCAGCCGCTGCAAAAGACAAACTGAACAAGCAGATGGAAGCTGAAGGAGTTCGTATGGGCATCGACGCTGCAAAACACCGCGCTCAGATGGCCGTACAGCAAGCGCAACGGGCGGCGCAGAAATCGCCCAGCAACCAAAAGAAGGATCGTAATTGAGTAACTACACAGTAATTTCAATGACTCTTAAAGAGATTGGAAAGCTAAAGCAAGAGCGAGAAGCTTACGTGGCAGCAGGCCGGTGCGACAACATCGAGGACTACCGAAGAGTCTGCGGGATCGTCCACGGTCTGAACTACGCAGAAAACATCATCCAAGAACTTATGTTGAAAATGGAGAAAGCTGATGACTGAATTTGATGTCGCTGCCGTTGATCTGTCGGGTATTTTGAATACCACAGCAGAGCAAAAAGCTAAGCAGTTGCCCGACCCCAGAACTTTTCGACTCTTGTGCGTTGTTCCCGAAGCAATGGAGGAATACCAAGACAGTGAAGTTGGGTTGATTAAAGACTCGAAGACCATGCACTACGAAGAAGTGCTGACCCCAGTACTGTTCGTCGTCAAACTTGGCCCCGATGCCTATAAGGATGCCACCCGTTTCCCCAGCGGCGCATCCTGCAAGGAAGGTGACTTCGTCATCGTCCGCCCCAATTCAGGCACCCGTCTGAAGATTCATGGCCGTGAATTCCGCATCATCAACGATGATTCGGTCGAAGCAGTTGTGGAAGACCCGCGCGGTATCACCCGTGCTGCATAAGGAGTAACACATGGCTACACAAAGATTTGAAGAGGAATTTAAATTTCCTCATGAAAAAACAGCAGTCGAGGAAGAAGACAGGTTAGAGATCGAGATTGAGGACGATACCCCTCCCGAAGACCGTGGCCGCAAGCCCATGAAGGAGAAGGTAGAAGACCCAACCGACGAAGAGTTATCTTCCTACGACGAAAAAGTTCAGGCACGGATCAAGAAGTTCACCCGTGGCTACCACGATGAACGCCGCGCAAAAGAACAAGCTCTGCGGGAACGCGAAGCGACCGAGAGCTATGCAAAACAGCTTATTGAAGAAAACAAAAAGCTCCAACAACAACTTTCTAGTGGAAGTAAAGTACTAATTGAGCAGTCGCAGTCCTCTGCCGCAATTCAGCTTGATTCCGCCAAGAAAAAGTACAAGGAAGCCTACGAAGCGGGGGATGTAGATGCTTTAACTGATGCTCAAGCAGAGATTGCTGAAGCTACGTTAAAACTAGATAAGACCCGTGGTATGAGGCCCATCGAAGTAGAAGAAAAGAACTTTACTTCAGCACAGCCAGAAGAACCTAACCTTACTCCCCGCACCAGAAAGTGGGTTGATCGCAACAGTGATTGGTGGGGCAAGGACGACGAAATGACAATGACCGCTATGGGTATTGACAGGAAGTTACAGAAAGAGTATGGTGCGGACTATGTAGGTACTGAAGAGTACTTTCAAACCATCGATAAAACGATGCGCAAACGATTTCCTGAACACTTTGAAAGTGAACAGAGCTATGAGGATGACGAACCGCCTCCTAAGAAAAGAACGTCAGAACCGGTTGACGAGGATGATGAATATGATCCGCCGCGCCGTGCAACAAGAATTACTTCGCCTGTAGCTCCAGCTACACGGAGTACACCACCTAGTCGCGTACGACTCAAAGCATCAGAAGCCGCGCAAGCGCGTCGTCTTGGGGTGCCCATTGAAGAATATGCAAGACAGGTTGCTTTACTTAGAAAAGGTGCTTAATCATGGAAAACGTAGAAACAAAAAAGCCGCAGAATCGTTTGGATCGCGCATTGGACAGCCGAGTGCAAGCTCACAGACCTACCTATTGGCAGGCCCCTGAAGCGCTACCTATGCCGGATGAGCGTCCCGGTTGGAAACATCGTTATATCCGTTTAAGCACTTTGGGAAATGCTGACCCCAGCAATATCTCCTCTAAGTTACGTGAGGGATACGAACCCTGCAAAGCAGAGGAATATCCTGAACTCATGATGCACGCTGCCATTGAAGGCCGCTTTAAAGGCGGTATTGAAATTGGTGGGCTGTTGCTCTGTCGTATTCCTGCTGAGTTCATGGAACAACGTGCCAAGCACTTTGAAGACAAGAACAAAATGCAAATGGATTCGGTGGACAACAATTTCCTTCGTGAAAGGGATGCTCGATCTAATATGGCGTTATTCGCTGATAAGAAGTCGAACGTAACTTTCGGTTCTGGTTCTTAAATTTAGGAGTCCTTAAATGGCATATCCAACCGTCTCAGGCCCTTACGGGCTACAGCCGATCAATTTGATCGGTGGGCAGGTATTTGCTGGTGCGACCCGTCAACGTCGAATTGCTAGTGCTTACAACACAGCAATTTTCTACGGTGATGCCGTCAAACTGACAACTACCGGCACAATCGTTTTGGCAAATGAAACTACCACTGCCCCGGCAACGGGTTTTGCTGGTGTTTTCTTGGGCTGTTCATACGTGAACGCACAAGGGCAAGTCATCTTCTCTCAGTACTACCCAGCAAGCACAACCGCGCCAACTGGTACTTTCATTACTGCTTATATCGGTGATGATCCTGACCAATTGTTCAAAGTTGCTGTTGTATCTGGTACGACTGTCGTTACCGGCATTCAGTACACCGAGATTGGCACCAATGCAGCTTTGGTTCAAAATGCTGGTTTGACCACCACTGGCGACTCTCGCGTTGCCTTGTTGGACAGCAGCGCCGCTGTGACAGCCACTCTGCCAATGCGAATCGTTGACGTTATCCCTGATACGTCTTATGTTTCCGGCGGCAATGTGCTGTTCCCCGAAGTTATCGTCAAGTTCAACGCACCAAGCATCAATGCTGAAGGCGTTACCAACGGCGGTCACATGTACCTCAACCCACTTGGCATTGCCTAAAAGGAGCTAAATCATGGCTATTTCACGCGCACAACTGCTGAAAGAGTTGCTCCCCGGCCTGAACGCCTTGTTCGGTATGGAGTATTCACGTTACGGCGAAGAACACAAAGAAATCTACGAATCTGAGACTTCTGAGCGTTCTTTTGAAGAAGAAACCAAACTGTCCGGCTTCAGCTTGTCGTCTCGTTACACCAAGTCATTGGCTCGCGCTATGGCTTACACCAAACAGGTCAAGGCTGCTGCCGTCCTGAACAATGGCTTTAGCTCTAGCTACCCCGGTGGCGATGGCGTGTCTTTGTTCAACGTAAGCCACCCGCTGATCTCTGGCGGTGTCAACAGCAACACTCCTTCTACTCAAGCTGATTTGAACGAGACTTCTTTGGAAGCCGCCGTTATCCAGATCGCTGCTTGGACTGATGAGCGTGGTTTGTTGATTGCAGCCAAGCCTGTCAAGCTGATTGTTCCTCCAAACCTGATGTTCACTGCTAAACGCTTGTTGGACACTGAGTTGCGAGTTTCAACCGCAGACAACGACATCAACGCATTGAAGCAAATGGGTGCAATCCCCGGCGGCTACACTGTCAATCACTACTTGACAGACACCAATGCTTGGTTCTTGACTACAGACGTGCCTAACGGTTTGAAGCACTTTGTTCGTTCACCGCTGGTCAACAGCATGGACGGCGACTTCGACACCGGCAACGT